AGTGATTGTGGCGAGGTTAAAGCGAGAGCAGTTAAGGGGTCTCCGCTCATGGGCATAAAGAAAGGTTGACTTATGAATCAGCCCGATTGAAGGGCGCAACGCACAAAATTGAAAAGGAGGGACGAAGATGATTGACTGGAAAAGAAAGCTGACTAGCAGGAAGCTGTGGATGGCCGTGGCGGGCTTCGTGTCCGGGCTGCTGATCTACCTCGGCCACACTGAGGCAGAGGCGTCCCAGGTCGCGGCGCTGATCCTGTCCGGCGCGTCCGTGATTGCCTACTGCGTGGGAGAGGGCCTCGCGGACGGAGGAGGCCAGTCATGACCGCGCACGAGGCCGGGAAGTATCTCCTCTGCGGAGACTACACGGCGTACACGCCGAATGGCATGGAGCTTTTTGACCACGAGGACCGTTTTAACCTGATTCCTCGTGACGGAGACATCATATACTTCTACACGGCCAAGCTGGGGCGGGTGTCCCACGTCGGAATCGTGGAGAAGGCCTACTACAAGGACGGCTGCTACACGATCCGGACCATCGAAGGCAACACTGCCGCCGGGACTACCTTCGAGCGCGATGGCGGCGAGGTCGCCCGGAAGACCTACGAGGTCACCCCGGGGCAGATCGGGCCGTATCAGAGAATCCGGGGCTTCGGGACCCCGCGCTTCGGCGCTAATACCTGCAGTGCTGAGCAGCTGATCGACGTTGCCAGGTCCCAGATCGGCTATGTGGAGAAAGCCTCCGCGAAGGACCTCGACTCTCCGAAGGGGAACCCGGGAGCCGCAAACTACACGAAGTACGGGCGCTGGTACGCCGGGATCACGGGGAAGGACTACTACACACACAGCCAGTGGTGCCAGATGCTTGTCAGCTGGTGCGCGTACGAGGCCTGCAGGACCGCCGCAGAGCGTCCCACCGGCTGGGTGCGGGTACAGAACTCCAACAGCTGGATGTATCGGAAGCCCGGCGGGGAGTATGCCCGGAATGAGTGGATCCGAGACGGGGGCCGGTGGTACGTCTTCGATGGCAATGGCATCATGATCCGCGGGTGGTTCCGCCAGGCGGACGGCTGGTACTTCCTGGCTGATGACGGCGCGATGTGCTCCGGCCAGTGGGTGACCCGGGACAGCGAATCCTACTACCTCGCGAAGTCCGGGCTCATGGCCACGAGCTGCTACGTCCGGAGCGAGAAGCCCTTTGCGCCGATGCAGTACATCTACTACTGGGTGGACGCCTCCGGGCGCTGGATCCCGGCGGAGGACACCGAGAGACCGGATCTCAAGCTCTACGAAGTCGCGGAATGAAGAGGAGCCCCTTCGGGGGCTCTTTTTTAGTGCTTGCAAAATCACCGCGGACGTGGGAAAGTTATCAGGATCCACCGGTCCAGGAGGACCGGAGCGCCGCAGGTGTTCGGATACCGGCCCAGAAGTTTCACGATCTGGACCGTATCCGAACACTTCGGGACGGTTCTTTTTTGTACGTCCGTCGCGTTGTATGCGATCGTGATCTGCTCAGGACCCACGAAGACTTGGGCCACAAAGGAGTCCACCAAACGCTGCCGGAAAGCCGGATCCGTCACGTCTCCGGACCGGAAGGACAGCAGCCACCCCCGGACCATGTGCTCCGGTATGATGACCCGCTGAAGTGCGGCGGCATCGATTTGCTCCTGCAGTGCTCTCTCCTCTTTTTCGAGCTCCGCCAGACGTGCGGAGACAGCCCTGCTGGGGCCATACTCAAGAGAGGCGGTCAAATTATCCTGCTTTTTCCGCACGTCCGCCAGGCGGCTCCTGAGCCCCTGAGACGGGTCCGGTTCTGCTTCCTGGATCTCCATGATCCGCGCCACCAGCTTCTCGATGATATCGTCCCGCAGGACGTCTTCTATGGTATGCTTCAGGACCAGCTCTTCGAGCTGGTCTTTTTTAATTGCTCCGGTCGGGCACCCTTTGGTCCTGCAGCGGTAATAGTAGTATGTCTTTCCGCTCTTTCCGGTTCCTGAGTCTCCGCTGAGGAGCTTCCCGCACACGCTGCAGGTGCACCGGCAGCTCAGCAGGTACCCTTCCTTCGCTTTTCCGGCGGCGTTGCCGCGGCTGCCCTTGAAGCGGCGCTGCGCCTCTTCAAAGGTCTCTTTGTCTATGATCGGCTCTACTCTCATCTCAGTCTCCCCCACGTCAAAAACTCCAGTGTACTTCCGGTTCCTCAGGATCCGATATACCAGTGTCTTCCCTGGCAGGCCGCCGCTCCTGGTCTTCAGTCCGCTGCGAACCAGAAAGCCGAGGAGCTCCTTCTGGGAAGCTCCGCCGATGTGCATCCGAAAGATCTCCCGGATCACGTCCGCCACCTCCGGGTCCACCTCCACGCGTCCGTCCGCGTCCTTCCGGTATCCCGGCGGCAGAGAACCGGTCACATACTTCCCCTTCTTCACGCTCTCCCGGATGCCGCGGGTCACCTTCTGCCGCAGATCCGCGCTGTAGTACTCCGCCAGGCCCTCCAGGAGACTCTCCAGGAGGATCCCCTCAGGGCCGTCCGGGACGGACTCTTTTGCGTACAACAAGACCACGCCGGCCTTCTTCAGTCGGCGCTTGTTCACAGCGATATCTTCCCGGCTCCGCCCGAAGCGGTCCACCTTCCAAACGATCACGGCATCGAAGAGATGCTTCTCCGCGTCCCGGATCATCTGCTGGAAGGCGTCGCGGCCCTCCACGCTCTTCCCGGAGATGTGCCGGTCCGCGTATACGTCCAGCACGCTGATCCCTTTGGAAGCTGCGTAAGCGGTGCAGTCGGCCACCTGTCCTTCAATGGACTGATCTGTCTGCCGGGGCCCTTCTGAGTATCTGGCATAAATCACGGCCCTCACGGCTTTACCCCCAGGACGCGCTCCGCGGCCTGCTTTGTGCTGCCGTCTGCCTTGCGATAGGCCAGGATCAGGGCCTCCTCGTAAGCCGTCAGCCTGCGGATCTGGGCTTCTTTGAAGTCATCAGCGGCATCCCCAGTATGGCGCGGGTACTTGCCAGGATCGTCGGAGTCGCTCACGAAGTAAGCCATGGACACGTCGAAAAAATCCGCGAGCGCGTCTAGGAATTCAAAGTCGGGCTCCCGCCTGCCCTGCTCGTACATTCCGATCGTGCTCCGGGACACCCGGAGCGAAGCGGCGAGATCGTCCTGTGTCATGCCTCTTTCCTTCCTGAGCTGTGCCAGTCTTTTTCCGAAGTCCTTCTTTTTCATGGGACCACCTCCTCATCTCCATAATATCACAAAACGTAAAAAATTATCACTCACTGTGTTGACACTTATCGTGTCCGATGCTATGATGATCGAACAGACACATATTGCGTCGACACGAAAAAGGAGCACAGCGATGACAAGAGCAAGAGGGGTTACAACCTACACGGATTACCTCGACAGGCCGACTGAGCTGAGCGCTGAGGAGCTCAGCTGGTTCTACGGCGTTGTCGAGAAGGCGAGGAAGGCGACCGGGTGCACCGTGGACATCGTGCCTTTTGACCACGATCTTTACGCCGGCAAGAGCAGAGACGCCCTCGGGTGCTGCGTCACCACGGACCCGAAGAACCAGCTCGGCGACGGCGTGGAGACCTACATCACCGTGGACTGCTACTTCATCGACGAGTGCTTCCGGAGCCGGTTCTTCGGGGACATCCTGATCAGCGGCGACACGTTGGAGGGCGTCCTGGCACATGAGATCGCGCATCTGTACGTCTGGCGGCACGGAAAAAGACACAGCGCACTGACGGAGAGCCTGCTGGGCAAAATCCTGGCGGCCTGAAAGGAGGACACAGAGATGGCAAAGGCGAAGGGGCTGACCTACGAGGAGCTGATCGAGTACGGGAAGAAGTACTACAACCGGGGCGGCGACAGTGTTGTTGAGTGTTGGGATCGGCGGACCTACGACGAGTACGTGGGCTTGTTCGGCCCGATCACGAAGCGCGGGGCGCTGGCCATGTTTCGGACCAGCTACGAAGTCGACAGAGAGCACGCCGCAATGGCGGCCTGGTAAAGAGGAGGACACAGGAAGACATGACGGAAGAGCGAAGAGCGTACCTCAGGAGCCGGCGGCCCTTTACGCCGGGCGTCGGCAGGGTGTACACGGGAGCGGGCAGCTCCGGAACCTACCGGTGCATAGACAGCTGGTACGGTGCGGCGGTCCTCCAGAACATCTGGAGCGGCTGGACCTTTTTTGCGCATGGCGTCGGATGCTATGCGGACGGAGCAATCGACTGGGACTACTCAACCGGCGGGAGCTTTGCAAAGATGCCGGAGAAAGAAGAGGGAGAAGTATGGCAAGAGAGCTGAGCGGCGGCCCGGGCTACTCGGGTCTGTGTGTCGGGGACCGGATCGACTGCCTGAGTGACGTGGAGCGGGCTCTGATCGGAAGCAGCCTGGAGAGCGCGGGATTCACGTTTGACACGGACGGCCTGCAGCTGACCATCACGGGAGTGCCGGAGGACGAGTACCTGGTGCAGGCCTACGGAAAGTCGATGCAGAATGTCTACTGCGGCACGCTGGAGGAGGCACTGGAGGCGATGGAGGACATCAGGAGCACCGGGATCTATGAGCACATCGAGATCCTGAAGGGTTACCAAGGCGGTCACTGGGACCTGGTGAAGGAGGCGTGGAGATGAGAGTCTGGCACAAGGATCTGATCCCGGTGCTGCCGGGCTACCAGCTGATCGGGCAGTGGCGCGACTGCTGCCTGATCGCGCGGAATCTTCGGACGACAGGCCTCCCGGGTCACCCTCTGGTGAACCGGGTGCTGGACTACCCGGTCGTGCACTTTGTGGTGTACTGCCGGCTGGTGTCTCAGGAGCTGGCCCGGAGAGGTTACGCGCATAACTGGGATAACTTCTCACGATGGGAGGCCCGGGCAAAGGCCCCGCTTCCAGAGGAGCTGACGCCGGCGGGCCTATTCCCCGGCTGGCACAACGAGCGGTATCTCCTGCAGTGTCTCTGTATGCTGCAGGAGCTCCACGACGCGGGGGTCATCACCTCCGCGGAGTGGGCTAAGATCGAAGAGAAAGGAGGAGAGAAGTGGAAAGCCTTGACGGAAAGGTGATAGGCCGGCGGCTGAGGGAGCTCCGGGGAGTGTCGCGCACGCAGGCCGAGGTCGCTGACGCGGTGGGCGTATCTCAGGCAGCGATCTCGGCTTATGAGGCCGGAGAAAGAATCCCGTCGGATGCCATGAAGATCGCGCTGGCGAGGTTTTACCGTGTTGACGTAGGGTCTTTATTTTTTGCACCGGAGCGACACGAAACGTGTCGAGAGGAGGGCACATGACGGACGAAGTACTGACACTGCTCGCCAGGACCGCGCTGGACGCGATCCGCCGAGCCCAGAAAGAAAAGGAGGACACTGATGACAAACAGAGAGCTGCTGGATGAAGTAAACGGCCTGCCGGGTAAGCGCCGGGCCCGGATCAGGCGAAGGCTTAAGGACGCGGGGATGATGGCTGCCGGGCTTCTCGCAGTGCTGGCCCTGTCTGCCGCGGCACCGATCGACACACGAGCCGCGGGCTGGGAGAGCCTGGGGACCTGGAAGCTGACTGCCTACTGTCCTGAAGAGTGCTGCAACGGAAGCAACGCCCACCGGACCGCGTCCGGGGAGCCGATGGTCGTCGGCGAGACCGTGGCGGTCGGGCATCTGCCCTTCGGGACCCGGCTCCTGATCGACGGACATGAGTACACGGTCACGGACCGTGGCGTCATTGGGAAGCACGTAGACATCCTGCACGAGAGCCACAGCGCCGCAAAGAAATTCGGCGTCCACTACGAGCAGGTTTTCATCTGGAAGGAGGACTGACATGACTAAAAGCCTCAACGCGTTTCGGCTTGCTGAGCACGCGCTCAGCGGGGGCGCCGATCTTAAGGGAAGTGTAAACATTATCGCCGGAGAGCGCTCCATGAACTGCAATCTGAAGCTCAACGGGAACAACAAGGGGCATCTCATCGGCGCCTGGGGCATCCTGCACGCCATGGTCGAGTACGGGACCACAGACTTGACCATGGACGAGCTCATCGGCGCCCTGGACATCCTGAACGAGCTTATAAACCAAACGCAGCCGAAGGAGGACTGACATGGATCTCTTTTTTATCCTGGTCACTTTTGTAACGGCCTTCGGGCTTTCCATCGTAAACGACCCGCTCACCAGAAAGATGCTGGACGACTGGGACGACTAAAAACCAAAGGAGGACATAAAAATGCAGATCACTTTGACTTTCGACAGCATGGAGGAGTTTCTTCGCTACGTTGACGTGCGGGGCAAGATTAACACCACCTTTACAGACTTCTCGCCGGCTGAGATTCAGGAAACTCTCACCAGGAGACTGGACGCCGCGACCGGGGACAGAGGGACCGGGGCGATCGTAGGAGCCACGCCGGAAGAGCAGCGGCAGGAAGAGGCCCGGGAGGCGACCCAGGCGGCCGCTGTGCCGGAGAAAAAGCCGAAGGCGAAGAAGAACCTGCCGAAGGAAGAGAAGCCCGCAGAAGAGCCCACAGCGGCCCAGGAAGAGGCTCCTGCAAAGGCCCCGGAGGACCTGGAAAAACTTCGCCCGAAGGCCCGGAAGATCCTGTCCGAGCTGAACGAAGCGACGGGCACAAACACGGCGCGCCAGCTGATCAAGAAGCTCGGCGCGGAGAACCTGAAGGTGCTCCCGGCGGAGAAGCTGCCGGAGCTCATCAAGATGGCAGAGGAGGACCTGGCAGATGCCCAGTAAACACGCAAGTCTCAGCCCTTCCGCGGCGGCCAGGTGGATAAACTGTCCCGGATCGGTGAGGCTCTCCGAGCAGGTTCCGCAGGAAGGATCCACCAGCTACGCAGACGAGGGGACAGTCGCCCACAGCCTGGCAGAGGTGAAGCTCCGGTATAACGCCCGGCAGATCGGGCGGGACGTCTTCGACGCAGAGGTCGACCGGATCCGGAAGAGCGAGTACTACTGCGGCGAGATGGACGAGGCGACCGACTTTTACGCCAATCTGGTCTGGGAGAAGCTCATGGGCGCCGGTCCCGACGCGGTCCTGATGGTGGAGCAGCGTCTCGATCTCTCTGACTGGGCGCCGGACTGCTTTGGGACCTCTGACGCGGTGGTGATCGGCGGGGACGCGATCGAGGTGATCGACCTGAAGTATGGCAAGACGAAGGTCCTCGCGCCGGGGAACCCGCAGCTCCGCCTTTATGGCCTGGGAGCCGCGGATCTCTTCGAGGGGCTGTATGACTTTGGCACTGTTAGGACGACGATCGTCCAGCCGCGCCTGGACCATATCAGCACCGAGGAGATCTCTCTGGAGGAGCTCCGGCAGTGGGGCGAGGAGACCGTGAGGCCGGCGGCGAAGGAAGCCATGGATCCGACAATCAGACCCACGGTGGCGGCCGGAGATTGGTGCCGCTGGTGCCCTGCGAGGGCCGTCTGCCGGACCCGGGCTGAGGAGAACTTGAAGCTCGCGGCGTATGACTTCGAGAAGCCAGACCTCCTGGAGCCCTTCGAGATCGGGGACATCCTGACCAGAGGAGAGGCCCTGGAGAGGTGGGTCGCTGACGTGCAGGAGTACGCGCTCCAGCAAGCACTGCGGGGCGAGCACTTCGACGGCTGGAAGCTGGTGGAGGGCCGCAGCGTCCGCAAGTACACCGACGACCTGAAAGTCGCCGAGAAACTGCAGAAGGCGGGATTCCCGGAGGCCGCGCTTTACGAGCGGAAGCTCCTCGGGATCACGGCCATGGAGAAGCTGGTCGGAAAGAAGAAGCTCGCGGAGACCCTGGGTGATCTGATCGTGAAGCCCGCAGGGAAGCCCGCGCTGGTGCCTGAGAGCGACAAGCGGCCGCCGATCAGCACCACGGACAGCGCGAAGGAGGACTTCGGATGAGCGCGGCGACAGACACGATCACGATCACCCGGAGGGACTTCCGAGAAGCTGTGATCCGGTGCGCGGTGATCTTTCGGGACACTGGACTCGAGCGGGAAGGACTCGGCCCGGAGCTAGTAAAACTTTTTACAATGGCGGCCGTCGGCTTTGCCGACGGTCTGGAAGCTGAACTTTTTAAAGATACGGACAAGAACGATGAGTCTATTCGACAGTAATGAATACGCCGCAGAGCAGGCATATAGGGAATTTTTACGCGAACAGAGGAGGACTAAAACTATGGCGGCAAAGTGCGTGACAGGACTGGTGAGATTTTCTTACGTGAACATCTTCAGGAGCAGGGCCTTCAGAGAGGGGCAGGATGCGAAGTACTCGATCTGCCTGCTGATCCCCAAAAAGGACAAGGCCGGCATCGCAAAGATCCGCGCGGCGATCGAGGAAGCGGTCCAGGAGGGTATCGCCTCCAAGTGGGGCGGGAAGAAGCCGAAGAACCTCCGCCTGCCGCTTCGTGATGGCGACGAGGAGAGAGCGGATGAGGCCCCGGAGTACGCGGGGATGCTCTTTATGAACGCGAACAGCAACCAGAAGCCCGGGATCGTTGACCGGGATCTGAATGAAATCCTGGATCCCGAGGAGGTCTACAGCGGGTGCTGGGGCCGCGTCTCCATCAACTTCTTCCCCTACGATCAGGTGGGGAACCGGGGCATCGGCGTGGGTCTCAACAACGTCCAGAAGCTGAAGGACGGGAATCGCCTCGGCGGAGCGAGGGCGAGCGCAGAGGACGACTTCAGCAAGGCCCCGGACATCGACCTGGACGAGGACGAGGACGAAGAGGAGGACTTCTGATGGCGATCATTCTTCACCAGAGAGGCTGGCAGATCTTCGTAAACCTGTCAGCGATCGCGGCTATATACGAGCGGCGGTATGGCACCAACAAAACAGGGATCTTTTTAATCGGAAGTGACGACATCCTTGTTGTAGACGAGAGCTTTGACGACATTATGACGCTGATCGAAAACGAAAAGCACGGCTGACAGGAGGCAACTATGCACTGGATAAGCATCGACGTCGAGACTTACAGCGGCGCCGACCTCTCCTCCTGCGGTGTCCACAGATACGTGGAAGACCCGGACTTCCAGATCCTGCTGATCGGCTACTCGATCGACGGCGGCCCGGTGGAGGTGCATGACTGCACCAAGCCGGGCTGCTGGCCCAGGGTCCTGCTGAGCGCCCTCACGGATCCGGACGTCGAGAAGAGGGCCTGGAACGCGGCCTTCGAGCGGACGTGCTTCGCGCAGGAGCTGGAGGAGGAGATGCCGCCGGAGCAGTGGAGCGACACGATGATCATGGCGCTGGAGTGCGGCCTGCCGGGATCCCTGGCAGGCGCCGGCGTCGCCCTGGGTCTTCCGGAGGAAAAGCTGAAGGACCCGGTCGGCAAGGGCCTGATCCAGTACTTCTCTAAGCCCTGCAAGCCGACAAAGTCAAACAGCGGCAGGACCAGAAACCTGCCGCAGCATGACCCGGACAAGTGGGCGCTCTACATCGAGTACAACCGGCAGGACGTGGTGACCGAGATGGCAATCCGGGAAAAACTCTCCCGGTACCCGCTCGCGGAGAGCGAACAGGAGCTCTGGGCGCTGGATCAGCGCATGAACGACCGCGGGGTGCGGCTGGACGTCCCGATGATCCGGGAGATCGTTCGCCATGACGAACAAAACCGAGAGAAGCTGCAGGAGGAGGCCCGGGAGATCACGGGGCTGAAGAACCCGAACAGCCTCGCACAGCTGAAAGCCTGGCTCGATGAGGGCGGGATCCCGGTGGAACAGCTCCGGAAGGACGACGTGGACGCGCTGCTTCTTCGGAAGGATCTCCCGGAGGCGGCCCGGCGGATGCTGGAGATCCGGAAGGCCCTCGGGAAGACCAGCGTGGCGAAGTATGGCGCCATGCTGCAGGCCGTCTGCAAAGACAACCGGCTCCGCGGGATCCTGCAGTTTTACGGCGCGAGCAGGTCCGGCCGGTGGGCCGGGCGTATTGTGCAGACGCACAACCTCGCCCGGAACTCCCTGCCGGATCTGGATCTCGCCAGGCACCTGGCAGCGAAGGGAGACTTTGACACCATGGAGACCCTTTTTGGGGAGACTTCCTTCGTGCTCTCGGAGCTGATCCGGACGGCCTTCATCCCCTCGTGGAAGTGCCGCTTCGTGGTGAGCGACTTCTCCGCGATCGAAGCCCGGGTGCTTGCCTGGCTCGCCGGAGAGGACTGGGTCCTGGATGCCTTCAGGGCCGGGAAGGACATCTACTGCGAAACTGCCAGCATGATGTACCACGTCCCGGTTGTGAAGCACGGCGTAAACGGCGAGCTCCGGCAGAAGGGCAAAATCGCAACGCTGGCCTGCATCGCGGAGGGCCAGGAGGTGCTGACCGACCAGGGCCTGGTTCCGATAGAAAACGTAACCAAAGAAATGAAGGTCTGGGACGGCGTCGAGTGGGTAAGCCACGACGGCGTCATATACAAAGGGAGAAGGAAGGTAATCAGTTATGGGGGATTGGAGGCGACAGCGGACCACATCGTATGGACCAAGGTCAACGGGACGTGTAAGCCAATACGCCTCGGAGACGCCGCCGCCAGCGGATCACGTCTCATTCAA